ACTTGGTAATCAAACCAGGGATCTTGTAACAATGCTTAATCCAGATAGCATTATGCTTGTTAACTCTCTTAACTTTAACAAAAATAAGCAGCATCCTGAATGGTATAAGGGATATAATTGTTTTCATGTTCGTGGGCTTCCTAGAACTGGTGACCTTGAGCCATTTATTCGCAGCGTAGATGTTGTATTAACTTGTGAAACATTTTATAATAATAGTTTTGTCGAACTTGCAAAACGCAGGGGAGTTAAAACAATTCTTCAATATAATTATGAATTTTTAGAATATCTACACAATACTAAATTGCCTTTTCCAGATATTATGTTAGCCCCTAGCCTATGGAATTATGATCATGTTGTTGAAATCTCTGAGGGTAAGACTAAATTATTACATCTACCGCCACCAACCAATACTGCTGTATTTGATGAAGTAAGAAAAATTAATCTATCAAAAAATCATGGCAGGTTATTGCATGTTGCGGGTAAACCAGCGATGAAGGATCGCAATGGAACACACAGTGTAATAGATATGCTTAGATATTCTAAAGCAGATTACGAACTTGTTATAACTACTCAGCAAGAACTTAATATTGTTAACATAGACTCTAGACTAAAGATAGTTGTTGGTAATCCAGAAAATAGGCAAGATCTTTACTCTGGCTATGACGGCATGATTTTGCCACGCAGGTATGCAGGGCTATGCCTTCCAATGAACGAAGCATTGATAAGTGGGTTGCCTGTGTTTATGACAGATATATCTCCTAATAATACTATTCTTCCTAAAGAATGGCTAGTAAATGCAGAAAAACATGACCACTTTAGAGCAAGAACGCATATTGATGTTTATAATGCTGATCCAAGAAGATTAGCAAAGATAGTTGATAACTATATGCAAAGCAGAAAAAAAACTGAATTAAAAGAACAAGCAATTGAAATAGGATTTAAGAACTTTGCTATGGAAAATTTAAAAGATAAATATCTTGATATTATAAATAAATAAGGCGAGCCTATTTCTAGACCCGCCCTATTATGATTAACTAAATTACTTTGCAGCCTTCTTTTTTGGCTTTGCAGCCTTAAGAGCCTCTTCAACAACAGATGCTTTTGGCAAACGACCAAATGCTGGATCGTTTGGATTGACTGCACGTGCTGCTACTGGGATAAGCGCACCAACAAGTGCTGCCCATAGATCTTTTGGATCTGTTACTCCAGCAACATATAATGCTGCTACTGCACCAACGATTGAACGACCATATGATGCAAGCATTGCTTTGTGTTTCTTACTTAGTTCCATTTTTTCCTCCTAGGATAGAACCTTAATTAGTATAGCATAGCCAGCCCAAAGACCGATAATTCCTGCCACCCCTGAGAATACTGGCGGTGCTGGAACTGGCAATTTGAATGCTGCGAATACTACGCCACATCCAAAACCTGTTAATGTTGATAAAAATATTTCTTTCAAAACTTTTCCCCCTTATCGTTGGCATCTGGATCACCTTCAGGATTATCCAAAGGTGTTGGTGCGGTAGCCAAAGCACCACACTCATGGCATTGAATATCTAAATGGTACATTCCAACTGTATATGTTTCTGGATCAAATGAAACTAATGCTCTAAATAAAGTACCTCCACAATTTGGGCAAGTACAGGTAGGGATTCCCCTAGCGTCTATCATCTGTTTCCTCTGGAAGCAGTTTCTTTAATTCCTGAAACTCTTTTGATATTTTCTTTAAAGCAAAATCATGTGGAGGGGTTATGCCCTCAATTACAACTCCATATTGATTATAATATTCTAGTTGTGGCTCTACCTCTTTTATAAACTTAGACAGTCCTTTTTGAACATCTTCAATATAATCAAAAGCCCAGTCACGTGAGTCAGATAAGAACTTTATAAAGTTTTCTTTATGGATATCTTCCTCTGTCTTTGTTGCTTTACCATCAATTGTTTCTTTAAGAGTATCATAAGCAATAAATAATTGAGCAAACCCTTTACTAACTGCATTTAGTTTGTGTGAAATCATAAGATATGCTATTAAAAATGATACAGACATGACACTTAAAACGACCAGAGCGATTTCCATACTAACTCTTTTCTCTCAGTACTATTGTACTCTCATTATCTGAGTTTGTCAAACCATACATTTTCTTAAAATCAAATCCTATTAATTTCTCGTATGCCTTTAGGTGTCTATAGTTACCAGCACCAAATATGCCTTTTTCTATACCGCACAGAACACGCATCTGCCTATCTTTAGATATTTGCTCTAATTCTTTCCACGATATTTTTCTAATATTACGATCTTTCCAAATCTTTTTATAATTTCCACGGTGATAAAAATGATGAACAATTGTTACACAAGGAGAATAGATATCCCATCCTCTTGTCCATGCCCTCATAGCAAAACAAATCTCTTCACCAAAGAATGATATCTCTGGATCATACGGTATCTCTTCAACTATGCTCCCAATAGTAAATACAAATCCAGCAAGGATAGTAGTAGACAGTTCTGGCATAGATTTTTTAGTATCGGATAGTTCTAGTCTTTTTGCTGTCCACTCATTCCTTCTGTTTAAAGTAGGAACTTGTTTTGTAGCATATGGTGGTTTGTCTTTATCTTTTGTAATATAACTAATTTTATTATTGCTTTCAACATGAAATGCTGGAGGGAAATGAGAAAGAATTATCTTTTTATTTTTAGCAATTTCTTGAGCCTTCTGTAATTGATTGATACACATTATGTCCCAATTCTTTTCAAATATTGTATGCGAATCAATTTGAAGATAATACTCTTGTCCAGAATAGAGAGTCATTGCTTTTGACCTAGCAAATCCTGCGCCTCTTGCTTCTTTCGGGTGCATAACAATAGTGCTAAGATTTTTTACCCAAGACAGGTCTGGTATATCTCTATCAAAATCTTGTATCACTATTCCAAAGTATAGTTCGTTTGGTTTAGCAGCATTATCAATAGCAGATTTAATAGTCCTAGTTAATTCAGGATCACGATAACTTGCTATAGATATAAATATGCTCATCTGTTTTCGTGTGTTACCCAGTAATATTTGCAGGTACTGCAGCATGGCTGATTATAAAGACTATGTTTAGCATAACCAAAACTTGCATAATACATAGGATCTTTATCAAAAAGATTAGCCTTGTGTGTAGTAATTAAACGCATGAGTTTATTAGTGTCATTCCAGAATGATGGCTTATTATCTCCCCACTGATCCCAACAAAGATCTTTTAGTCTATTAAGATTAGCCTCATTGTTTTCCGTACGAATACCCCGCAACTTTGCTTCACGTACCATTGCCTGTACATACTGCCATAGGCCACGTTCGTAGCCCTTCCACATAAGCACTGCTGGGTGATTACGCCATCCTCCTGTCGGAGACTTGCCAGACAACACATTTAGTATTTGATAACACTCTAATATTTGTTTATTAAGACGCTTGTTATCAAGCCAACGTGCTGTAGTAACTGGATTTGAAGACGGTAAAAAAGTTTGCATTATTGTAATGGCTCTCTCGTAACTAACACTATTGCACCTTCCATTTCTAAAGCCTTTTTAACCATTGCTACATACTTAACTGCCTGTAGTTTTTCATCATGAGTCATACTAACAAAAGACTTCTCATCTAATTTTATAGTAAGAAAGGCATCATTGTCAATAAGATTTACCCCAAAATTTTGTGGTGCACGAATAGAATGAAAGGCTTTACGCATAGCATCTGTATACATTATTGCTCCGTTGTTATTGCTTGCCAAGTGTAAGACCAATCTTTTTTAGTCTTATGACTGTTAAACTCTTTTGATATTTCTCCAGACTCCAGATAAATACCGCCCCAAACGCCCCATTCTTTACCAGACACACCTACAGCAAAACATTGTCTTGCTACTGGGCACGTCCTACAAAGAGAATCTACAAACTCTCTTGACTCTATATTTTCTTCATAGATATCAAAATAAATGTTTGTATCAGATCCAAGACATTCAGCATTATCTTTCCATAAATGCTGCTTCATGACCTATCCCTTATACTTGTTTGGAATATCCCATCCGTTGCGGGTAACTGGATAAATGCGCTGAAGATACCAGACTCCATTTACTCTAACCCCATTAACGGCAGTACGACCTGATTCAGAACGTTTACGATCTGCTACATCCCAACTAACCCAAGAAAGGTTGTTATTACGAGCAACGATCTTTTCCATTCTCTCTAAATTATTAATAATCATGTTTCTCCTAAAACCTAAAAATTCCGACTTCAATATTTTTTAATTCTGCTTCTGCAACAAGTTTAGAAACTGGTTGCTTAGGCTTACTTAAGAATGCAAAGTAATTTACATACTCCATATTCTCTATCACCCAAGAAGCAGGTACTTTATAGTTCTTTATCTTCATTCCACGAGCCTTCATGCCACGTTCTGAAAGATTACAAAATTCTGACACCATAGAATTAATTCTTGCTGGACCAGCAGAATAGATATGGAACTCTTTATCATCTTCTTTCATGCCAGACAGGGCGACGCCCATGGCACGAATGAACACATTATAATCGTTAAAGTCACTCGTTCCCTGAACTACTACTATCATTGTTTTTCCCCCTACCTAAATTATCCAATATAAAAAGCATTTTGTCAAGTTCTTTTTTGGGCATATTTTCTATGTCAACAGGCCTTACAGTTTCATCAACAATGCTGCCATTTTTTGTTTTGGCGGTATAAAAAATATTATCTTTTACCCAATAAGCATTATTATCTAAAACAATGATCTTAACCATGTGTTTTTCAGTATGTTTTCTAGACTGTGACCTAACTACTGGTTTTTCAAATAGTCTTTTAGGAATAAAATCTTTAATTATATTATGTATAGAACTTTGACTATAAGATAAATTTTTTAAAGATTTCTTTCTATGCCTAATATTTAGTTGTAAAATAATAAAAACAAATGCTAATGCTAGTCCAATAGCAAGAACATTATCCATTATGTCCTACTATTCAGATTTTGATTTTGTTACTTTAGTTGCTGGAACTGGCGCAGCCTGATTAAGAACAAGTTTATTTAACTTCAGTTGAAGTTGTAATACCTGAAACTCTAGATCAGATGATTTTTGTTTATAGAAGTTAACTAGTTGCTTAACTTCATCAATCCCCAAGTCTTCCACTGCCTACCCCCTTTTTGTGCTAAATGCAGAACCTTCCCAGGCTTTTTCCGCTTTACGCTTTTCACGTTCTACGATTGCACGAGACCAAGAAAATCCTGCGTCTCCACCCCAAGCATCCCACATAATCCTACCATTTGAAGGATTACTATTATTATAGAAGTCTTTTCCTTTTTTGTCAACTTCATGACGTGAGAAGAAAGAATACATACGCTTTACTGTATCAAGAGAAAGTCCACGGCCTGCAACAATGTCAGTGGCACGACCCCAACCAACTGGAGTTCCTGCGCCTTTTGCTTTTCCTTCTTCTTTCCAGCGAAGAGCACGACGTGCTGCTGCTTTCATACCAGAAGTTGGCGTATATGTTTCTGCTTTATGAATATCTGAAGGTTGTACTATTCTAATTTTTGGCATTTTTACCATACTCCCCATATTTTCCAAGTACTGCTTTTACTGTTCCATCTTTACGAAGACGAACAATCATTCCATCCTTAATTTGAACAGAGTTAAAACTATCGTGTCTTTTATATTTTCCAGATGACATTATTTTACAAATGGATTTAGATCAAAAATTGATCCAGACCATTCACCCATTCCCTTTGTTGCCTTGTTACGCCAATCTTCTGGAAGCATATCCATAGCGCCAAGTGCACGAGCACGGCGAATGATATGTTGTTTTGCAGCATTATAATTTTTTGCACGACCTACTGAACGAATTGCATTCATTAGATCTGAACGATTTGCAATTGGGAAAGATCCATCTGGCATAGCAGTTCCTGATTCTGCCATTCTTTCACGAGCAGCACCAGAAAACTCACGCTTGTCCATGTCCTCATCATACATTTTGTATGTTCCACCACGGCGCTTATATTCTTGAACTACCCAACCATTAGCAACTGCAGAAGGATATACATCAAACTTATCTTTTGCTTCTTGCACAATTCTTGCATAGAGCCTTGGATTTGCTGGTGTGCTTCCGCCTCTACGTGGTTTAATCATATCTTCATAGTTTGGCTTCTTGGCCTTACCAAGTTCTTCATTAACCATTCTGCGTCTTGCCTCCTCAATTTCTTCATCTTCAATATCATCTTCTTCTTCATCATCTGGATCTTCCATATCATTATAAGCATCTTGATACGGAGCATTTGCAAGTGTTCCTTTATCCATACCAACATTTGATTCAAGAGATGGCATTGCCATTACTTCTGACGCTTTCTTTCCAATAAAATATTCTGTTTCTTCTAATCCGCCCTCTTCCATTTCAAAGAGTTGAATTAATACCGCTGGCTCTTCTGCAGAAGCCATAATTGAATATTCTGATCCAGGCATTCCCAAC